AGATATGTTCTAGGGGATACTCCATTTAACCTAAACTCAGGGCAAGATCAGACAAAGATAGTTTATTCTCGAGAAGTAACAGATAGAAAGCTACATGCTCAGCTATTCAATATTGGTGTGGGTGTAAATGGAAAACCTCTCCCTACTCCTAGATATGGCAATACTAAGCATAATGCGTGTGTGCGAGCATCAACTCAAGTAATTAAAAAGACAATTGCTGAATGTTGCCCTACCTGTAATGGATCGGGTCGGCAGTACAAGCTCACTAAGAAAGGTGAGCCCTATAAAAACCAGCCTAGATGTAAGACCTGTGGTGGAGATGGTGCTGTATATACATCTACCGGACAAACAGCGGGACTTAAGTTAATCCCTCTAAACCCTAGCTACGCAAGTATTAATGGTTTTAAGGTTGATAAGGTAACTAACAAGCTCTTAATCAATCAAGCCAGAAGCAAAGGTAATGATCTGGCTGTAGAGTATCTTGAAAAGACTAGCCGGCTAAATGCAGTAAATACATATCTTAACTCTTTTGTTGCTGGTATTAAAACGTGGGTTAGAGAAGATGGCATCTTACACGCTAACTTTAATCAGACAGTTGCTCGTACAGGTAGATTAAGTAGTAGTAATCCAAACTTTCAGAATATACCAAAATCTCAGAAGTTTCCTGTTCGTGCATGTATAGTCAGTAGGTTCGGAAATTCGCATCAGATTATGGAGGCTGACTTTTCTGGGCTTGAATTTAGAGTTGCAGGAGAGTTGAGCAGAGATCCCCAGATCATTGATGATATTATGTCTGGTAAAGATGTACATAAACAAACGGCGATGATTATTAACCAATGTGAAGAATCTGAAGTTACCAAAGATATGAGACAAGCCGGGAAGGCCTATACTTTCGCCCCCTTATATGGAGGTTTGGGTATGTCAGAACCAGAGCACGTTCAAGAGTACTTTAAAACGTATTTTACCATATATGCAGGACTTAAAGATTGGCATAGACAGCTCATGGATGGGGTACTTAAGGATGGTATAGTCCGCACTCCTAGTGGTCGTGAGTTCCTTTTCCCCAATGCAAAGAGACTAGGTAATGGTCGTATCACTAATGCTACAGCCGTTGTTAATTATCCAGTACAGAGCTTTGCTACGGGAGACTGTGTTCCTATAGCTTGTATTAGAGCCCTTAAATACTTCCGTGAACATAATTTAAAATCTAAACTTATCTTGACTGTGCATGATTCAATCGTGGTGGATCTCTTATCCGAGGAAAAAGATAAGGTTGTTGCAGGATTACAATGGGCAATGGAAGGCGTGAAAGACGATCTCCAGCGTAGGTTTAACTATACCCCATCCCTTCCTCTAGACATAGAAATAGAGGCTGGAAAAAATTGGATGGAAATGCAGGAAATAGTTTGACTAGTTACCTTAACTAATGTAAGATTTAGGTTCCACTTATAACAACAGGAGTTCGGAAAAACATGAACCAAGTTGCACTCGCTAATGAGGCTGAAACAAGAAACATTCTCTCAGAATTAATGGGAGAAGAAGAGCAGAAGATTAAAATTGATTTTCTTAAAATTAACCATGATGGAGAAGATAAACAAGGACGCGATGTTAAAAAAGGATCGCTATCTCTATCTAACCAAGCTGAACCTGTATACGCACAGGAAGCAAAGATCCATGTGTTAGCACAGTATTTCCAATACCGTGAGCAGGATGAAAAAGGTAAAGTACAGAATAAGACCGTTCTTATGACTGACTTCCGTAAGGGAGAGCCTATCGATATGAAAGGTACTCTTCGCTGTGGTAAACCTACTCGTAAGTCACTTAATCAAATGACTGAGGATGATCAGAAGTTCTGGTCAGGTAAAGTTAAGACAACTCGTATTATTCGAGGCGTAATTAACTATACAGGTAAGACTGTAGACGGTAATGAAGTTACCGTAGAAAATGTACCATTCCAACATTACATGAAAGGCTCAGGGTATAATGATTTTGAGTCGATCGTGGAAAGTATGCCGTATGGTAAGAAGTTCCAAGACTATATAATCAACGTAAAGACAGAAAAGCGTGGTAAATATTACTACACTACATTCTCTGTTGATTTTGGAACCCAAGCGGCTTTCACACCAGAACTAGCCAGTACCGCTAAAGTATTTGTGGATATGGCTCGTCAGGAAAACTCTGTGATCACCAGCAAGTATAATGAGGCCTTAATGGAAACTACCTCAGATACTCAAGTGTACGAAGCTGTAGCTTCTACAGGTGATCTAGCGTCTGACTTAGCCTAATTGGGAGGGCTTCGGCCCTCTCTTAACCCCAAACTTATAGGTGCTTATATGCTTTCTATTTTAGAGAGCCAGCTCCGTGCTGTCTTAGAAGATCTCTCAAATGAGCAGACTCTAGAATTTACTGCAGAAGACAAGAAAAAAGCAGTAGAACAGTTCGCGGCGGCTTTAGATAAACAAACTACCCCTCGGGAGAAAGAGCCTAGAATTCGTATGTCGAATGTAGGTCGTCTACCTTGCCAGCTTCAACAAGAAATACAGTTAGGATCTCCTCGAGAGAGAATGCCCTACAATCACTGGATCCGTATGATGATCGGAGACTGTGTTGAGATCCTAGTACGCCTAGCTCTTGATAAGACAGAGGTAAATGTCACCTCAGATGGTGATGATGTAAAGCTTGATGTTAGTGATACGACAATCAAAGGCACTAGCGATATAGATATTGATGGTGCTGTGTATGATATCAAGTCATGCAGCCAATACGCTTTTAGGAATAAATGGAGCGGTGGTTTTCAAGCTCTGTATAAAGCAGACGACTTTGGATATGTTGGCCAGCTTTATGGCTATGCTGATGCTCAAGATAAAAAAGCTGGTGGCTGGATAGTTGTCGATAAATCTTCCGGTGAAATTAAAATTGTAGAGGTTGATGCCACTAAAGAGCAAGAGGCTTTTATCAGACAGCATAGGGAGCAAGTTGTGGATTTAGTATCTAACAACCGTCCCTTTCAAAGGTGCTTCGAAGAAGAAGAAGAGACGTTCTTCCGCAAAAAAACAGGTGGCAAAGTCCTCAACAGAAGTTGCTCATGGTGCTCGTTCAAACAATCGTGCTGGCCAGAAGCGCAGTACCTCCCGAGCCGCCACTCCAAAGCGCAAAGCAAACCCTACAAATGGTATATCGAGTATCCAGATGATCCGAACACAGAGCGCTAAGGCTAAGGGCCGTAATCTTCAGAAATGGGCGAGAAATAAGATATTAGATCTTGTCCATGATCTGGAGCCCGATGATGTCAAAAGCACCTCTATGGGGTGCGGAGGAGAGGATGTGCAGTTATCGCCTTTTGCGAGAAAGCATATGCCTATCAGCATCGAATGTAAGGCTCGTAAGAACATAGCTGTCTATTCCTACTACTCACAGGCTGAAGAGAACTGTCCAAAGAAAATGGAACCCGTTGTCATAATTAAAGCCGACAGGAAGAAGCCTCTAGCTCTAGTTGATGCCGAATATCTATTAAAACTAATTGCAGAATCGAGACGCAAATGAAGATAGAAGATATCCCCGATAATACAATAATTCTTAAAATAGATTTAAAGGATGGGGCCAAGCTACAGGTATCTGTAGGACACAGTGTCGAAACAGATGATTTTGAGGATGATGAATTAGAATTTATTGATGCTCTAGTATCTGGCATTGGTATCCATCTTGAGTACTCTATGGAGACAGTCCTAGCTATGGGGCGTATGTCTAATATGATTAAGGATCTCCTAGAAGATGAAGAGGGAGATATTAATTTTGAACCTGATCAGAAGCTTATAGAAGCTGTAGATAATGGCAAACATAGTAATGTTATTTCTCTAGCTAAAAAGAAGCTACACTGATGGATGTAGTTAATCACCCCCCGCATTATCAATCCAGTATCGAATGTATTGATGCAATGGAAGCTATGTCTTCCGGATGCTCCATCCCTTCTCACCAAGCCTATTGCTGGCAGAACTGCTTCAAATATTTATGGCGTTGGCCATATAAAAATGGTCTCGAAGATCTTCGTAAAGCTCGTTGGTACTTAGACAGATTAATCAAACAACTAGAAGAGGAGCGGCGATGAATTGTTGGCACTGCAAATCGGAATTAATCTGGAACGGAGATCATGATTGTGAAGATGGAGATGAATACAGCATCGTTACCAATCTCTCCTGCCCTAAGTGTGGCTCCTTTGTTTTATCTTACCATCCACAAGGAAAAGAAATGATTACTTTAGATGATATCCAAGGTTTTGAATACTATGACCATAATAAAGAAAGCCTACGGGATCCGGATACCTACCTAGGTAATAGTCCTCTCGACATGGTTAAACATTTTGCTCGAATATATGGGCAAGCCCTAGGTCAGAAATGGGAAAAGGGAAACAAGGATGATCTCCTTAGAACCCTGCTTGTTAATGAAGAATATACTGAAGTCTTATCAGCTGAGACTGCAGAAAATATGCTCAAAGAATTGGCTGATTTAGTCTACGTCACTTACGGGTTTTCCGCGACCTTTGGGTGGGATTTAGATGAAGCAGTTCGAAGAGTACACGCATCTAATATGTCGAAACTAGGTGTTGATGGTAATCCTGTCTACCGAGGGGATGGGAAAGTCCTAAAGGGGCCAAATTATGCGGAACCAAACCTAACAGATTTAATATGAGGAATAATAATGATTAAGAATGAGTACGGGCCAACATTAAACATTTCAGAAAAAATTCATGCTGAGAAGTACCGTAGTGAAGGAGAAACCTTCCGTGAGGCCATGACCAGAGTAGCAGAAGCCCTAAAAGATGATGAAGTTCATTTCAATAACTTCAAATCTATCCTTTATAACCAGAGATTTTTACCTGCGGGTAGAGTGCAGTCTGCGATGGGAGCCCCTCGTACTGTCACTCCATACAACTGTTTCGTATCAGGCACGATAGAAGATAGTATGGAAGGCATTATGGATGCAGCAAAAGAAGCAGCTAGGACTATGCAGCTTGGTGGCGGTATAGGGTATGATTTTTCTACGCTAAGGCCACATGGGGCTCTTATTAAGAGCTTAGACAGTCGGTCTAGTGGCCCCTTGAGCTTCATGGCTATATTCGACAGCGTATGCCAAACAATTTCTTCTGCCGGCCACAGGAGAGGAGCCCAAATGGGTGTACTCCGGGTAGACCATCCAGATATTGAGAAGTACATACGGGCGAAGCATAATTCTACAGAATTAACAGGGTTTAACATCTCCGTAGGTATCACTGATAAATTTATGGAAGCTGTGAAAGAAAATGGCCAGTTTGATTTAGTATTTGAGGATCGTGTATATTCCACTGTTAACGCCCGTGCTTTATGGGATGATATCCTTAGAAGTACTTGGGATTGGGCAGAACCGGGTATATTATTTATTGATCGTATTAATCGAAAAAATAACCTGCACTATTGTGAGAATATCGTAGCCACTAATCCTTGCGGAGAACAGCCTTTGCCTCCATATGGAGCGTGTTTATTGGGTTCTTTTAACTTAACTAAGTACATTGTGAAGCATGATGGCAAGTATGTTTTCAACATGAATATGCTGAAGACAGATATTCCGTATGTTGTTAGGGCTATGGATAATGTAGTAGATCGAGCAACATATCCATTACCACAACAAGAGAAGCAAGCTAAAGATACTCGTCGCATGGGTCTCGGTGTAACAGGGGTTGCTAATGCTATTGAGGCACTGGGCTTTGACTATGGGTCAGATGAATTCATCAGAGTGCTAGAAGACATCATGGGTACAATCCGTGATATTTGTTATCAGACCTCTGTTGAGTTATCTAAAGAAAAAGGCGCATTTCCATTATTCCAACAAGAATATTTGGACAGTGAGTTTGCTCTAACTTTACCCGCTGAAATTAGAGAGAGTATAGCTGAGCATGGTATCCGTAACTCACATCTATTATCAGTTGCTCCAACAGGTACAATCAGCCTCAGTGCAGATAATGTATCTTCGGGTATCGAGCCAGTGTTTAGCCACTTCTATGACCGTACTATTCAGACCTTCGATGGGCCTACAGTAGAGCGTGTTGATGATTATGCTTATCGTGAGTTTGGAGTTAAGGGTAAGACCGCAGATGAGTTATCTGTGTTCGACCATGTGCGGGTGTTAAATGTTGCATCACAATATGTTGACTCTGCCTGTTCTAAAACTTGTAATGTTGGAGATGATGTTACATGGGAGGAATTCAAACAAGTTTATATGGAAGCATATGAAGGCGGGTCGTCTGGAGCAACCACATTCCGTAAATCTGGAAAGAGATACGGTATCTTGAATGCATCTACATCTGAAGATGTTGTAGAAGAGAAGCCTGTAGAGAAAGATAACTTCATTGAAGAGGGCGGGGCTTGCTATTATGACCCTCAAACTGGCCTTCGTAAATGTGAATAAAAGACATAAAAAAAGCCCCTGAGTCGTTGACTTAGAGGGGCTAATTATGTAGATTATACGGGAATGTACCGTTGGTCTGGTACACTTCGTTAGGTTAACCCTCGAGCTTTACGGCTCGGGGGTTTTTCTTTATTTAATTAGGTTTAAAGGTACTTCTGCTATACTCTTTACATTATTCTGCATATTCTCGAGCATAGAGTCTTCATCGGGATCATCTGCGGCGCTAGAGGCTTTGATAATAGCGGTAGATATGTAGTTTATCATCAGATCTTCTAGTAAAGGATCCGAAGGACTTTTGTTATATTTATCAGCTAACTCTAAGAACTTGTCAGCGTCCTCAAGTATCTCTTTCCTAATTCCCGCGGCGGCAGTATCTGGATCTGTTCTCTCAACAATAGCTCCCATAAGAGCTCTGATCCTAGAACCAGTTCTACTCAATGGGCCAACTACTGTGTAGATTAATCGTGTAGTAGCTGTAGCAGCTTCTCTATTAAATGATGTAGGAGACTGCCCTCTAATAGGCGTAGCCCGCATAGATTGAGCGTTATCCCCCGCAGCCTCAATAGTTGTTCGAATAGCCTCCATAAACTGAGGTTGATCTGCGTAGATTATATCCCCAATATCCAATATTGAAGTACGTCCATCTACCCCTTCTTCTATATCCTTAACCTTAACCGGCCTAGTTCCACCGGTCTCTTCAGCAACGGCAAAAATACGATTATCTAAGAAGTTGGCATATGCAGTCTTTAATCCCCTCATAAGGATCACACCATTAGCTTCTGGTTGTTCCGCAATTATACCCATAAGTTCGGCTACTCGAGCACGGCTCTCTCCACCTAGCTTTTGACCTGATCCGAATATTGTTTCGAAAGCAGCTTGGGGGTTAGATGTTCCCTTGATCTGAGCGCTATCTAGTAGTTTAGATATAGAAGGTGTCTTACCTTTATCAAAGAAGTTGCGGAGTACACTGGTCTCTACATCCTTCATTAATCCTTCAGATGCTTTCTGAGCAGAGTCTAGGATATTTTGTACCTTAGCTTGGTCACCTCCAGCGGCTTCTAATCTTCGGATAAATTCATTTATGCTGCCTACCTTATTCGCCATTTCTGGTGATGTAGTTGCAAGTTCATTAAGCTGTTCTGCATATCGCATAAGCTTTTGAGAGAACCCTGTATAATCAGCACCATCAATACCAGAAGTCTTAACAGAGTTAGCAAATCCATTTACCGTATCTAGGATAAAATAGTCTGCTATCTTTGCAGGATCTCCTACATCAGTCAGAGCCGTAGCTAAATTGACTGTCCTAGCCATATTACCACTATTTAGAATACCTCTAGTAAATTCTTCAGCCTTAGCATTAAATCCCGGTCTAAATGGTTCAGTACGGCTAATTGTACTCTCAATAGAATTTGCAGGAGTACGCCCAAGAGTACTGTCATAGATGTTAGAGAATTGCTGCATTGAATCATTGTCACGCCAGATAGGGGCGTATGTCTTCATATAGTAATCTTTAGCTGCTGTAGCTGTCTCAGCCAGATCTGGGTCTGAGTCCTCAACATACTTTAACATATCTTGATCAATGAACTTGATTAGATCTCTATAGTATCGGCCTAGTAGTGGAGCCTTACTATCATATGCACTAGAAGCTAACTGTGATAGCTCCGGTCTAATCTTAGTATAGAAGAAGCCAAAGTCAGTATTTTCAGATATCCAAGCCTTGAACCGCTCTTCGATTTCATCAGGTGTCTCAAGTCTATTAACTGTTTTAACATTACCTTTAGCATCAGTGACTTCATCCGGAACTTTCTGAGCTCTAAGTCCCTCAAGGAAGGTAGCTACAGGATCCGATTTAGCAAAGTTTCTAGATGCAGCTGTGATATCTTCTTCGGGCATACGGGAGAATAGTTCGTATATAGAATCCGGATCTACATCGCCACCTCTTACAGCACCATATAGATTGTTCTTCTCGTTTACCATCAAGGCATAACTATCCTCTAGGCTATTAACGATATCTTTAAATGCCCCTGTTTTAGGGGCAACAATCTCTGTACCTGTGGCTGTCTCTAATCTAGATAGAGCATCAACAAATCCTAGATCACCTTCCATACTCTGTAGGGATTTAGTAGCGGCATTCTCAAACTCAGTACGAGCTGCAGCTAATCCTCCGGCGGCTTCATCAACCTGATCTTTAGCAATATCTACAAATCCCTGTGAAGAATTCTGTAAAACATCAAACTCATTAGCACCATCAGCCAATCTATCTTTTTCTATTGCTAGGCCTTCTCGGGCTGCATTAGCAGGAGCATCAAGCTTTTGTTTAATGCCTTCACCCCCACCAGAGTTTATTTCTCCAGCGCGGATCTTCTGAGCATTACCTACAATAGCGGGATCCATTCCTCCTTTTTGCATTGCCGATACGGTATCTAGCGTTAAAGTTTTGTTTGAAGATAAGTCTGAAAAATCAGCAATAAGTATATCTTTATTCGCTCTAATAATCTCAGTTAATCTAGCAACAGATTCTCGTAAAGTATTCTCGTCTACCGTAGTATCAAGACCCGCCAATTCTCTAGACAATTGTTTGTATACTGCACCCTCAACACCAGCTTCACCGCGTAGCATTCTAACAAACGGAGCAAGCATAATATCATTAGTTAGAGTTAAGCCCGTCTTACCTAATTTTAATCCGGTGCTTAGTACGCCTCCACCAATCAAACCTTCTGCAAATGCATTTAAACGCTGTTCTAGTAGTTTATCTGCCTCGGTATCCCCTAGCTCAGCTACGTTATTAAAGAATGATTCCTCACCAAATAAGAAGTTACCTTCTTCTGTACCTACAGTAAGGGTAGCCGCAGCGTCTCCGGTAAGTGCCGCAGAGGTACTCTTAACAGCATTTATAACAAAGTTACCTACTTTGCTTACAGTTTTTACACCTTTTAGAGTCCATCCAGCTACCTTGAACGCTAACGCCCCCGGAGCTAATGCCGCTCCTAAAGCTGGAATACCATCAGCAATTAAAGAGTCCCCAAAGCCGGGGGTATCAATAGAGAAGGTAGCATTCTGAACATCTTCCTGTATGTCTGTTCCGAAGTATTTATCAGATACAGCTGCACCAAATTCCATAGCATCGCCTACGGATTCTTGTACACCAAGTCTAAGCTTCTGTGAAAATCCTACGTTAGGTTTACTACCAAATCCAAACAGGTTTCGATCAGGGAATAATATAGTTTCTTTTCTATTAGTATTAGGGTCAGTGTATATGAATTGATACAGGCTTCTTGTAGGATCCTTACCTTGATCTACAAGCTCCTGAGCCGTTACACCATTTGGTAGAGCTGCATCTTCATTAAATATTAGCTCTTCATAATGATTATAACCCTCTTCCATAGTATCAAATCTATCATACATATCTGAGTTAATACCTTCAGATATGGATGGAATTAGATCATCATTGTTTTCTTCCGTTTCGTCTTTTGCATACGGATTTATGAGGCCTGTTCCTGTAGGTTCAACCTTTGGCTTATATGGGTTTATTAAATCCACCATAATTAGTTTCCTTCCACTACGGC